GTCTCCACAAGGTGCTAAGCACCCTCACCACACGGATGTGGTGAGCCCATTACGGTCCCTCTACCAAGCGGGACCGTACCCTATTCTGATGTCGACGGATAGGGGCCGCCCAGAACGCTCAAGATGATTAACCCCAACAGATGGCAAACTGTTGGCGTTGGATTTCTCCAACAGGGTTAAACATTTGAGTAGGGCATCCGCACCCTCCAATTTATCAATTGGAAGGAGCGACCTCACCATAGCGCCCCTGACAAGGGGGCGCTGAAGGTGTGGATCGGTTTTATCGTTTGAAATCTCACCGATAAAACTGTGACGCCCTAACACCGGAGATTGCTCTCCAACAACGGGCCATGGTATAAGCTTCTCCATGTACTCGTCGAGGAAAGCAGCCGCACCCCACAAACCATGCTTATAGCAATGGTTGCGGAGTGAAGCTGTACTTACGATCTCCGAAGCGTCTGTCAGTGATGTAGGGAGAAACGAGCGAACACGAACAATTGAAACGTCTTCGCCGTTGTAGTACTCCTTACCGCAAGACTCACGGAATTTGCCATTCCAGAAAGACTTGCCCGAATTGACACGAAGACCAAAATCTTCGAGACATTCGATCACTGAATCCACATATTCTACGGGAATGATAATGTCATCTCCGTAGACGCGCACCTTACCTCGCATGGACTTTATATCCCTGCGAGTGACAGGTCGGTTGAGCTCCTCTTCAATCGCTAAGAAGATGATGGTTGCGAAAACCATTGCTTCAAAGGGAAAGCAGAGAGCTGAACCCATAGACGCGAACTTGGCTAGGCGTATTACGCCAAAACCATGCACATCAGCCTTCCGGCTCCTACAGGAATCAACAGCTTCCGAGAGGAATCTGTGGTTCGTAAGCAAGAGTCGTACATGCTGATTCGAGACCCGGTCGCTAGCCTCTTTGAGGTCAAGCGTGGCGAGGGCTCCATTCCTAGAGCCCTTACGAGCAAGGTGCTGATTAGGCACCTGACTCTGCCATCCGACAATTGCTGCTGCATTGTCATCTGCAGCGATTGCGGACTCGAAGGCATCCAATAAGCCTTGTTGCATGTATTGCATGCAGACAGGCTCAATTGCGATGATTCGAGGGGTCTTGAGCGTTTTAGGCACTGTAATGACCCTAACGGGTCTTTCAGCGCCGGGTTCGAGGTAGGACACGCGTTGGGCAGATTCTTGGTAGAATCTCCAACTCGAAACACAATGCTCCCCAAAAGGGAACACATGTTCGAGTCGATCGGTCCACTCAAATTGCCTCCACTTGCGGTTTCCCGCAATGCGGTCGGCTGTGGCACCGGGCCCATGCTTGGGGATGATCTCACTAGGGACGGCAATAATTCGCCGTTGTACCTCAGTGAAAACATTACCCCAAAGCAGAGAACCAATGCGAATAAAACGGCGTAGCCTATCAGGCGACGTCTTCGCATCGTTCTCTCGTACCTCCTTCTCACACGTGACATAATTCTCCAGTGCCTTAGCTACTCTAGCATCACTGCAGGGTAGATTAATCTTTCCGAACATCAGCGTTAGCTGACGGATGGAGTGGATTGCAGGCACTGACGGATCGTCACGCAACTGACCCGTACTACGATCGAACACTTGGTCAAGGAAACCTCCGAATAATCGGGGGAGACCGCCAGTTCTAGAGAAACCTAAGAACTGGTCGTGACCGACGAATCCTTGGTCCAGACTTTTTTCGAAGTCTTTACCAAAGTTCGGCAGGGAAATCGTGAGAAACGAAATCCCCTCGTGTTCAATACGTCTCGTGATTGTTTTGAAATCACGAGTGGTGCTAGTGTGACACCACGTCCCCAGATCAAGGAGGACGCACTGCAGGAACATAATCAGGCTTTTCATGGCTCCCTTTCACTATGTAAAGGTTAGTCATCCTTAGCTGTGATTATGCAAACCCAACCCCATGTATCCTTGTACATTACAAGGATACGTGAAACCTCGAAGACCTCAGTTGGTCTTCGGTCAGTTCTCACCACCCAGAAGCTGGGTGACTCGAGCACCAGTAGAGGCAGTGAGGTACGCTGTAAGCGCATCCACAATGTCCTTCTGCTGGGCCACCGTATACCCCGTGACCGGAACATCTACAACGATGTACGCGGCCATGGTGTACTTAACGTTCGTCGAAGAGACGAGCGGGTCCGGTGCCACCTTAGCGTGGTCGATACGCAGAGTTCGCCGGGTCCTCTTAGCTCCATAGGAGTTGGACACGGAGAGCCGCACCAATCCGTCGTTAGACTGAAAGGTGCCGGTGTTCACACCACTCGCAATTCGCGGAAGTGATGTGGCAACGCCTGCGATAGTGACTGACTGCGGGTCTGCAAAACTCACTGCACTGTTCCTGACTTTTTGGGAACGGTATGGTGGATCCATACCGAAGCTCTCTTCAACGAAGAGAGTTTGGAGTCTTGGTCATACCAAGAGCTGCCAATATGGACCATTGCCGACTCGTATAACTAGCCGGGTTTGATCCGAAACCATAAGGCATAGCCTTCTTCCGATCCTTGACTATAGTAGTACAAGTAACGGAGATGGGACCCGTCTGTCCTCCAAAATGAAGGAGAGATGGGATCGTATGGACGGCTCTGACTTCGCGAGTTGTCATGAGATATCCATACCTAATTATGAGGCCATCCGAAGTAAGGAGTGAAGCATTGGTTAGATTATCGCCAATGTTCGAATTCCAATCGGCTAGCCAGCTCCATGGTGCGAGTTCCCAGAGCACATCCGGCGTAAGCCTTAGTCCGAACAGATGATTTACCTTCTGTTCGAACCTCTTCATCTTGTCAAGGTGGGAGTTCCCACGTTGCAAGAAATAAGAGTATGCTCCGCTAAACCAGGTCGTTTGATGGACCGTGGTAGAGATGGAACCCGTAGTAGGTCCCGAGAACTGGAAGATGTTCGGAGATGAGACAGAAGCCTGCCAATAGGCAGACGGTCCCACATCCGGTGGCTGCGACGAGCGTCCGCGCGTCGTAACCGTACCAAGATCCAGTGGCGGGAAGGTGTATTTGCGTCTGACAATCTTGCCAGAGTCCCTCTCATACTGTAACACGAGCTTATGAGCTCGAGTTACCGCATGTAAGATATCTCGGAGATCGGAGATGAAAGGTTTCCAGCCAAACTCAACGTTCAAATATTCGCCGCCTAAACCGCGGAAAATAGATGTGGCGTTGCGCATGGCCAGACCGATCATCGCTGGAGGCACATCTGCCTTCAGCTCTCCAAGAAATGTGGCGAGGTTCGCAATAGGATTAGTTGGAATCGTCCTCTCAATGGCTCTAGCTTCATACCAAGCAGTGCTTGGGAGAGTAGCGTCAAAGGAGGAGCTAGTAATACTATCGGGCATTAAAGGGCCCTGATAGTTATTACCAGTGGGCTTTCCGTAAAACCCAAAAGGGTGCGAGAAACCAGTAAGGTATCTCTTAACGGAATTGAAAGTATGCCCCGTATCCACAAAGGTATCTGGATGATACCCAGGTGGAACATCGATAGGATCCGTACGTTTAGATTCCTCATATTGCGTTTTGTAAATCTTAAACGCTTCCTTATAGGATTGAGGATTAAACGCTAATGGATCGTCCTTCGATGTGCCCAACTTTTCCGAACGACCCGAGCGAAAGCTCGTAGTCGTTTCACCTATACCAGAAAGGGCATGGTATTTGGCACCCGTGTAAGTTACACCTTGAGCACGATAGACCGTAGGTCCATCGGCCTTAGATGTGATAGCACGAGTGTTAGTAACATACCCTCCCATGGAAACTCCTTATGGTAGTAGATAGGGAACTGCTTTCTAGAAAATGAGGGGGGGAATTTCCTCATCCTCCATCTATATAGCCAGTTAGGCTACATAGATACGAAAGCAGTCCCCTAAGTGCGGCAGGTAGTTACCTGACGTGATGCTCATTCACACAAGCACCAAGGGGGGCCCCTTAT